TTGGCGACCTGCTGTTGGTTGGACTTGTTGTATTGGACTTGCGAGTCAGTACATTCTTATCCCGATGGCAAATTTTGCGCTTGCTCTTGCCGATTCTACCATTGAAATCCCTGTTTTAGACATGGCTACTATGATGCCAGTACTGATGGGTATGCTTGGTTTAGGTGCAATGAGAACTGTAGAGAAGACTAAAAAAGTACAGAGGGATAGATAATGCCAGTTAATAGAGCAGGTAATCCTAACGAAACTCAAGCAGAAAGAATAGCAAGACTTCGTAGAGAAGAGTGGGAAAGACAGCAACGTGAACTAGAACTTGAACGTCAAGCAGAACTTGAGCGTAAAATACAAGCACATCAAGACCGTTTAGATTTAGAAGAAGAAAGATTAGCAGAACTCGAAAGTATACAGCCAGACCCTGATTTATTTTGGGGAGACGCAAAATTTAACTTTGATAGTTTTGGACCTAACAGTATAGATGATACTTATTCTACGGGAGGGGCGGCACGACCTCCTCATAGTTGGGATTATGAAACAGACACACCTGCTATAAGATATTGGGATTATTATGGTGAGCCTTCTTTAGCAGATATAGAAAAATTTAAAAAAGAGTTTGATATACTGTTAGCTTCTGATAAATGGACACCCAATGAAAGAAAACAAATAGAAGAAAAGTGGGAGTCTTTTTTAGCAGGGGATATAGACCCGTGGTCTTTGGAAGTTCAAGGGATGTATGCTAATTTTAATATAAGCCAACGAGAAGAGTGGGAAAATGAGTTAGAAGAATACGGTGTTGAGAATTATGCTCCCCGTGCTACTACCCTTGCAGAAGCAAAAGAACACGCTGATGAAGTGTACATGGAAGTTTTGCAGAATGCTTATGATGAAAATCCAACAGACGAACTAGCACAAGCTATTGAACAAGGTCCTCTTGATTTTGACAAGGCTGAAGATGTAGAACTATACAACAGTCTTTCTGAAGATAATATACAAAGACAAGCCTTTGACGCACAAGGCGCAGTCGTAGAAAATTTTCTAAACCTAGCTGAGGGAGATGCTTTTGATTCTGAAAGTTTAGAGCAGGGTCAAACTTTTGGTTGGGGTTGGGGCAACAAAGCAGGAACAACCTTGTTAAACACAGGTACTATTTTAGGTGCGCCTGATGTTACTAGAGATAATGTTACTTTTGGTGAGTTCGGCACACACGGTAGTTATTCTTATGACGATGCTCCTGAGCCTAATGATTTTCAAAAAGCAATGAATGTTACTTTTGATGTACTTAGTGTAATATATCCTGCTCTTGCTCCTGTTTTTCAAGGTATTAAAACCACATTAAATACGGGAGATATTTTTGAAGGTCTTGAAACGGCAGGTAAAGTGTATGTTGGTGGCGAAGTAGTTAAAGGAATAACTGAAGGACTAAACACCAAATTAGCAGAGTCAAACATTGAAATACCTACAGGAGAAGTAGACCCATCAACAGGAGTGGCTAAGACAACAACTCTTGGTGAGGCTTATAATAACTTACCAGAGTCAGTTAGAAACATAACATCAGATACTCTAAGCGGTGTTATTTCAGGAAAAGACCCCGAAGAAGCTCTTATAGGTTCTATCAAAGGAGAGGTAGCTAGTATTGCTGTAGATGATGTGGTTGAAGGTCTTGAGATAGATAAAGATAAACTTGGTGCTGACCTTAAAGAATCTTTAGGTATTGACCCTGACTATGAACTTCCTGAGTGGGGACAAAACATTGTAGACGATACAGTAAATGCTTGGGTTAAAGGTGACTCTGCTGAGGATGCTTTAACTTCTTCTGCTGAAAGTGAACTTAAAGATTACGTAGGTGATGTAGTTGAAGATGGTTTAAAAGCAGGGGCAGACTATGTTGCCGATTTACTTCCAGACACAGATATTAATATTGACATTGATACTCCTGAGCCTATTGAAGCAATAGGTGATGCTATTGTAGCGGGTGGTAAAGTTGTTGGTGATGTAGCAGGAGAGATTCTTGAACCTGTAGAAACTTTAGTAGAAGCAGGTGCTGATGCTGTTGAACCCTTAGTTGATTTAGCAGATGAAGGTCTTGACTACGTTGGAGAAGAATACGTTGACCCTACTTTACAAGCAATAGATGAATCACTACCTCACGGAGAAACACCAGAAGGACCTGACATAGAAGGACCTGATGGACCAGATTTACCTGATTTAGATTTAGATTTAAATTTACAATTTGGTAGAAGAAAGAAATCACAAATAGCAAGTTTGTTTGATAAAGAATTAACTAGTCAAATATATCAAACTCCTATTGAACAATATAAACCCGCATTCGATGAAGACCAAATACAGGGAATGTTACAACAGAGATATAGAGGATAAGCAATGACTTATTTAGATTTAGTAAATAGTGTACTTCGCAGAATGCGAGAAAACGAAGTAAGCAGTGTTGATAGTAATGCTTATTCAAAACTAATTGGAGAGTTTGTCAACGACAGTAAAACCTATGTTGAAAATGCTTGGGACTGGTCAGCCCTTCGTAAAACAATTACTGTTACTACTGTTGACGATGTAATCAGCTACGAGTTGACAGGTACTAATAATTCCTTCAGCGTCCTTGATGTTATTAACGACACATCTAATGTGTTCATGCGTAACCAAAGTTCTACTTGGATGAACAACGCATACTTAGTAGCTGACCCTGTTAAAGGTTCTCCTGATTTCTTTTCATATAACGGTGTAAGTGACACAGGTGAAAGTATTGTAGACTTATATCCTAAGCCTGACAAGGCGTACACGTTACGGTTTAACATTGTAGATAGACCAGACAGAATGACTTCAGATACTGAGAGACTGCTAGTACCTAGTGCTCCTGTCATACAGTTTGCTACTGCATTTGCATCAAGAGAGCGTGGAGAACAAGGTGGAACTTCTTCAGCAGAACTTTCAAGTGTAGCACAAACAACACTGGCTGACGCTATTGCTATGGATGCGTCACGTTTCCCACATGAAACTATCTGGACGGACTGCTAATGGCACAACAACTTCAGAACATAACCGTCAGAGCCCCAGGATTTGCGGGTATAAACACGCAAGATTCACCCATAGGGTTAGACACCTCTTTTGCTAGAGAGGCTGACAACTGCATTATAGACCAATTTGGGCGTGTTGGTGCACGTAACGGTACTGTTAATTTTGTATTGCAGACAGCTACATATACTGGGGACGGAACTGGAACAGACTTTGCCTATCCTTCGCACATTGCTTCTGCTTCTGATTTAACTGTAACAGTTGACGGTGAAGCGACCACAGACTTTACTGTAAGTGCTACAGGAAACACAGGTAACGTAGTGTTTACTACCGCACCTGCCAACGATGCTGTTATTGTAATAACTACTGCTGTAAAAAATACTGACTTTGTTTTTGAAGCTACAGACAAGGACGGCAACCTTTCTGTTGTTACTTCTGATTCTAATGGTTTATACAAAATAGATACAGGGTATGACAAGCAAGGCACTATTCAAGGTGGTAACTGGAAGGCTGTAAACTTTAACGACAAAACATATTTGTTTAAAAGAGGTCAAGACCCTTTAGAGTATGACATATCAACAGGGACGTTTACTCCAATGCAAACTACAGGTGTCCCTAAGGCTAACGAGGCTATAGCTGCTTATGGACGCTTATGGGCTGTAGACACTGACGATAACAATACAGTAGTATACTGGTCAGATTTGTTAATCGGTACTGACTGGAACTCAGGTACAGCAGGATACGTTGACTTAACTACTGTGTTTCCTAACGGTCACGATGAAGTAGTAGCACTTGCGGCACACAATGACTTCTTGTTTATACTATGTAAGAAATCTATTATTATATACAAAGGTGCGGCTAGTCCTGCTACTATGTCTTTGCAAGATACTATTGTAGGCGTAGGATGTACCGCACGAGATTCAGTTCAGAACACAGGTACTGACGTAATCTTTTTGTCTGACACGGGTGTTCGCTCATTAGGTAGAGTAGTACAGCAAAAGTCTTTACCTATGCGTGACATCAGTAAGAATGTACGCAACGATTTAATCAACGATGTTATCGGTCATGCTAGTAACATATCATCAGTGTACTCTGCGAAGAATGCTTTTTACTTGTTGTTCCTTCCTGAGTTAAACAAGACGTACTGCTTTGATATGAGAAGTGCTTTAGAAAACGGAGCACACAGAGTTACTACTTGGTCTGGTCTTAAGATTAAAGACGGGTTTGTTCGTAGAAACGAAGACTTGTTGTTGGCTACAGACAAAGGCTTGTTTAAGTACAGCGGGTTTTTAGACAACGGTGAAGAATATAACTTAAGATACTTTACTAACCCTATGGACTTTGGTTCTCCTTCTAATTTAAAATTCTTAAAGAAGTTTAACTTGGTTGTTATCGGAGATGCTTCAGCACAGACAACACTAAACTGGGGTTACGACTACAGCAGAAACTATAACATCTCTGTATTCCAAAGTGATGTGTCACAGTCACCTGTTGCTGAATACACAGCTACTGGAGATACAGAAGTATTTGAATACGTTGAGTCAGAATACGGAATCTCTATAGACATACATACACCCACAGTAAATGCTAATGGTAGCGGTACAGTAGTTACTGTAGGTATTGAATCAATAATTAACGATGCTTCATATTCCATACAACAAATGGATATACACGCTTTAACTGGGAGACTTATCTAAATGAGCGATTATAGTGTACAAGCTAACTGGAGTGAGAAAGACGCTCTTCCTTCAGGTGATGCTAATAAAAGAGTTAGAGCGTCAGAACACGCAACGGAATATGCGGCTATTGCGTCAGCCATTGCTAGTAAAGCAGACAGTACAGATGTAACTGACAAAGCATTACAGTCCGATTTAACTGCTTTAGATACAACTGTTGACGGTATTCTTGCGAACTATGCAACAACTAACACAAGCCAAAACATAACAGCCGCTAAGTATTTTCAAGATAGCGTCTCTTTGAATCTTGGTAACTCAAGTGATTTACAGATTTACCATGATGGTTCAAACAGTTTTATTAAACAAGCGGGTACTGGAATACTAAAGTTTCAAACTGACGACTCAAGTTCTTTTGGTACTATTTTTAAGATAGAAAATACTAACACTACAAACAACCAAGCAGGGGCGTTTATTAGTTTTAATACTCCTAATACAACAACAGAGTTAAAGTTTGGAAGCACAGGGACAAACATTGGTTTAGTTTGGGGTAATAATCCTTCTCATTCTTTTGAAGAATACGGGTTACAGCTTAGACAAGGACCGTTAGTTGGCGGTCAGTCTGCTAAAATACTGATAGGTACAGGAGCACCTGAGGATAACGTAGGTGCAAGTGTTGGGTCATTGTACTTAAGAACAGACGGGGGTACAGGCTCAACCTTGTACGTTAAAGAAGCAGGTTCAACGGGCAACACTGGTTGGGTTGCGTTAGGAGGAGGAGAATAAAATGTCATCCCTTAAAACAGAAGATTATTTAGAAATAGCGGCAGACGCTACTGTTAATGAAGCTAATGTCCAACGCATTCAAGATATGCAGGGCACGGTAAAAGCAGACGCTAGGGCTTTAGCTGACGAAGCCGCAGGAATGGCTACCTTTCAACCTTATACTGTTACTTCTAGTTTAGGCGGTGCGTCTGTAGGTCCTGATGGTAGTGTTAATTTAAACGTAAGTGCTAGAGAACGAGAACTACAAGACCGTTTGTTTGGTGGCGCAGGTGGTGCTTTTGCTAGAGCAATGGAAGACCCTGCTATAGCGCAAGAAATGTTATACAACCAAATGAGAGCCATACAACAGCCAGAAGAACAGCGTCAGCGTTTGGCTTTAGAAGAGCGTATGCTTGCTCAGGGTCGCATGGGTTTAGGTTCAGCGGCATACGGTGGTGCTAATCCTGAAATGTTAGCACAAGAACAAGCCCTTCAAGAAAATATGCTTAAGGCTAACCTTGCGGCACGTACACAATCTATGGCTGAATTAGGTCAGTTTAGTGACATGGGTACAGCAATGCTTGCAAGTGCTTATACTCCACAGGCTCAAGCACTAGGCTTACTGGGCGCAGGTACAAATGTAGCACAAATAGCTGACTTAGGTAGACGAGCAGGTGCAGGTCTGTTTAGCGATATAAGTCAGAAAGGATTTGACCCATATACTGAGTTGCTTAAATTTGAGTTGGAAGCTAAAGCATTGCGTGATGAAGGTTATGCTAATCTATTTACAGGGAGTGACGACTAATGGCTATTAACAACGATTTAGTTGGGTTTTTAACAGGAATACCTTCAAAACAAGAACTAACCCAACGTCCTGCTTATACGGCAGGAGGTCAAGGTTTGTTTGACGTTATGCGTAGAAGAAACGAAAGAATGGGCGATATAGGAAATCGTCTACGCGGAGAAAAATCTCGTGCAGAAAAACAAGCTGAAGCATTAAGAGGTTTAGATTTAAGTAAACCTGAAGATTTACAAAAACTAGCTTCAGCACAAAAACAAGCAGGTGATTTAAAAGGAGCAATGACTACTTTAACTAAAGCACGAACACTAGCACAAGCACAAGCTAGAAAAGAAGCCGCGCTTAAAGTAGCTAGAGCACAGGGAAATACTGTAGTAGAAGATTATATTTTAAACGGAGGCTCTGTTGAGAAAGCTGAAGGAGTTTTGTTTAGAAGTGACCGAAGTCCTTCGTATAAAACATCTACATTAAGTCAATCAGACAGAAAGCAATATGACCTTTACTTAGAAGATATTGACGAAGACCAACTAGAAGCCTTAGGTATTGATACTCCTGTCTTCGGCAAGATAGATAAAGCTGATAAGTTAAAAATCTTTTACAACGCTGAAGACTTATATACTAACAACCCTAAACTGGGCAGACAAGCGGCACTTATGGAAGCTATACGTCAGTACGGTATAGCGCAAAACCCAGTTACTACAGGAACTGACCAAAGTGTACAACAAAGTTCAAGTAAGATGACAGGCGCACCAATTAGATAGGGTTTAAATATGGCTAGTCCTCGTATGAAACGTGCTAAAAAATCGGCACAAAAAAGAGAACAAGAAAGTAAGCAGTCTACTCCTGAATTTAAAGGTAGACCGATAACGCTTGAAGAAATACAAGCCAACGAATACTTGATGAAAAACGGTATTTTGTCGGGCGATTTGTGGGACGAAGAAACAGGTGAAATAACTAGAGTGTTTTCTAAACCAGAAGATGCTGTAACTGAAGGGCATATAATTACCCAAGAAGAAATAAACATAAACCCTTATCTACAAGAAAACGATATTAAAGCAGGTGATAGGTTTTATGACGGTGAGATTTACCGTGCTAATACAGACAATGCTTGGGTTCAGTTTAAGTATGGCTTTAGTGAAGGCAATAGCATAACAGAAAACGCAGGTATCTGGTTAGAAAGCGTGTTGCCTATTGGTGAAATAAACATAGACTTTAGTAAGAATGACTTTAGTGCTATAAGTTACGAGTCTCCTGAAGAACTCTACGGTAAAGGATATATGGAAGCATCTCCTGAAGAGCGTAGAGAAATGATTATTAGACGTAAAGAACGTCAGTTACAAGAAGAGTACGGACAGTTCTTTGACCCTAATGAAAACTCAGGGGCACGTACTGCGGGTAACATTACTAGTCAAATTGCTGACCCAACTACTGCCATTCCTTTTGTAGGTGGTTATAAAACTATGGCTCTTACAGGTGCTTCGTTGTCAGGAGGCAGTGTAGCCTTAGAACAATTTACACAGGAAGGGGAGGTTGACCCTACAGACGTAGCAATATCGTCTACTATCGGTGCTATTCTTCCACCTTCTATAACTAAGGGTGTCAACGTAGTTAAGGATAAAGGCGCAAAGAAAATTGTTGAGCGTGCACAAGCTGTTATAGACACGCACATAGCAAAAGGTGGGTCAACGCGCACTATACCTGAAGCGTTAAAAGAATCAGGCATTAATCCTGTTAAAGCAGAAGTTGCTGTTAAAAGATTAAATCAAAAGTACAACATACCTTTAAGCAAAACTCAAGCTGAAAAAGCTGTCAACAAAGCTATCACTAGAGACTCTGCTGTTTCTCGTCAGTACAGTAAAGGTATGGACAAGTATCTTGGTACTATTTCTACAAGACTAGGAAACATATCTCAACCAATTAAAAACAGATTGCGTAGATTTGAGTTTGACACCCACGCTCGTACTGCTGACTTATCTAAAAAAATTGAACCGTTTTTACGTACATTTAAAAGCGCACCTAAAGGCGTACAAGTTCAAATATCTAAGCATTTATACAACGGTAACTTTGAAGCGGCTGAAGGTTTAATGGAAAATGTTTCTCCTGAACTATCTGTTGCTTTTAAAAATAATGTTAAGCCTGTATTAGATGAACTAGGCACACAGCTACAGGAAGCAGGGCATTCATTTGAAAAACTTGCTAACTACTTTCCTCGTAATGTAAAAGACTATGACGCATTGCGTGCATCTCTTGGGCTTAAAGAGCGAGGAATACTAGACGCACAACTAGAAGCGTATGCTAGAACTAAAAACACAAGCGTGTCAAACCTTAGTGATGAAGAAGTTGCTAAAGTTGTTGACTTGGCTTTACGTGGTTATAGGAAAACAACTGATGGTGGTAAACCTCGGTTTGCTAAACAGCGTGAAATACATAAGGTAGATAACTCTAATATAGACACCTACGCTAACGCTGATGAATCGTTAGCTATGTATATACGTAACGCTATACACGACATAGAAAAAAGAAAGTTCTTTGGTCGCTCTGGTAAAACAGACGAAGCACAACAGTTTGACACTCAGGCTTCTATTGGTCAGCTTGCTAAAGATTTACTTGACGAAGGCATTGACCCACGACAACAGTTAGAACTAGAAGAGTTGTTGTCAGCTAGATTTATAGGTGGCGACCAAAGTCCTACAGCTATTGGTAAAGCAATAAGAGACTTAGGCTACATGGGTACGATTGCCAACCCCATTACCGCTATGATACAGCTAGGTGACATCGGTGTAACCGCGGCACTTAAAGGTTTCCGAAATACTATTGGTGCGATGTTTGGCACAAAAGACCTTAAGATTGTAGACTTAGGTATTGACGACCTTATTACAAAAGAACTATCATTAGGGGACAACAGGAAACTTGCTAAGGTTCTTGACAAACTAATGGGCGGTGTTGCGTTTAAAGCTATTGATAGATTAAGTAAAGAAACACTAATCAATTCTTCATTGAAGCGTGCGCGTAACTTAGTTAAGTCTCCTAAAGGCGAAGCTAAGTTACGTAGAGAAGTACAGAAAGTTATGGGAGATGACACCGATGCTTTCATTGCTGACATTAAAACAGGTGACGTTACAGAGAACATAAAGCTATGGGCGTTTAATGAACTGTCAGATGTACAACCTATATCTCTAAGTGAAATGCCAGAGGGATACCTCAATGCTAAGAACGGAAGACTGTTGTATATGCTTAAGTCATTTACTCTGAAACAGATTGACTTGGTTCGTAACAGAGTATACAACCAATGGAAGGCAGGTAATAAAGTAGAGGCAAGTAAAAATGCCGCGCTTTTAGCAGGGTACTTGACAACAGCAAACGTAGGTACTTCGTCTGTTAAAGATATGTTGCTAGGTCGTGAGGTACGTCCTGAAGATATACCCGACAGAGCATTGTGGTCTTTGCTTGGTGTGTATGGTATGAATGAATATGTATACGACAGATACATGAAGCAAGGTAGAATACTTGAAGGTGGTATAGCTTACGTAACTCCTGCCGCACCTTATGTAGAAGCACTTGTAACTTTGGGTAAAGAAACATTTGATGAAGACCCTGATTATTCCCGCGCTTTAAATGGTATACCTGTAGTAGGTCGAATACTGTATAACTGGGTAGGCGGTGGTGCTGAGAAGTTTAACGAACGTCTGGATGAGGATGACTATTAATGACAACACCTAATGGTTTTAGTAAGTACGTTGCTGAACAGTATCACAACAAAGAAACTCCTGAAGAAAAACAAAAGTTTGTTGATGACTTAGCATACACTGGTTTATCGTTTGCTCCTGTCAGTGGTGAAATAATAGCGGCTAAAGAAGCGGCAGGTTATTTTGACGAGGGCAGAATAGGAATGGGTATGTTGTCAGCCGTAGGTGCTATTCCTCTTGCAGGGGCGGCTATACGTCCTATTACTAAAGGCGCGGGTAGCTTAGTAAACAAAATAGCACAGAACACACCGACACACATCCCTCATTTTTACGAAGGCAATCCTGTAAAAAGTATGTATAACTTTGGTAAAGAGTTTGCTAAGTCTACTCCTGCCGCGGTACGTGAAAGTATAGACCCACAGGCTGTAGCCAAGCGTAGGGTTCAGGGTATATCAGACAACAAGGTTGACGATTGGATTAGCGATAAGGGACAAGACGCAGACCTAACAGCTATCTCTATTAATCGTCAGCTACCGAACACTGAAGGCAATGTTCTTGAAGAAGGTATTGTTGGTCTTAAGTTCTTAGACTCGCGTATTCCTATGGAAGATACCTCAAGATTATCTAAAGGTATTGGTGAGGGATTTAGAGAAGCAGATGAAATTCCAGAGTCTATTGTTAATAGAGCAATGAATCATTTGACTAAAGGACCGCACGTTAAAAACCCTAAAGATAAGATGGAGTTTCAAATTAAAGACCCGTCAGCCGTACAGAATGCAGGGTACAGGGAAGCCGCAGGGGTAGCACAAACAAGTGCTCCAATTAGTAGAGCACTCAACGGGGCGGCAACTGACAGTTATTTAAAAGTTTTAAACAAGAACCGTAGCGTAGCTAAGAAACCTCCTATTGAAAAGCTAGAAGGTACTGACATGGTTGAGTTTATGCAGATAGCTTCTACCTTAGATACGAGAGCGTATCAGATAATGAAGCGTGCGGGTGCGGGAAACTATCAGCCAAGCGATATGCTTAGTGTACTCTTAGCGGCTAGGGCAAAACAAGCGGCAGGTAGACCAATACAAAAATCACAACAACAAGTACTTGATACGTTCAATAAATTAGTAAACGCAAAAGCAATAAAGATGGCGCGTGTATCTGACGAAGCAGGGAATACCGTCAGTGCCCGAAACATTACAAACATAAAGAAACCTGACGGATACCTTGTTACTCAACAGTCTTATGTTTCTGGTCAGCAAGAACTAGGAGGCATGAATGCGTTTGTTGTGGTTGACCCCAAGACAGAAGATATGTATACTATGCTGAGTGACGGTCACGATATATTCGGAAAGAACCCGATAGGCGGTCACGGTCTTGTAACAACTACGCCTGTTATAAAGAACTCTTACAAGACAGGAACAAAGTGGGACAACAAACAAGTTAAAACTAGAGCAACAAAAGAAAACGTAGAGAAGGCTTTAAAGAAAACAGAAGAGATGACAGGTGTTCCTCGTAAGAAAGGAGAACGACCCGAAGCGTACACTAAAAGAGCGTTACGTACTTCTAAACCCGCGGTAACTACGGCTGACCGAAGAAGAGCATTAGCCGCCAAGAGAAAACTACAGGGTACTGCGGCAGTAGGTACTGGTATGTTAGGATATGGTACAGCTAGAGCAATGTCAGACGATGAATAAAAGGGGGCATTGCGCCCCCAGTTTACTTTAGACTATCTCACACGCGCCTCCCGTACACGCTAGTTCTTGCGAACCTGTCGTTGTGTCTTCCTTCTCGAAGTGTTCTAGGTCACTCCAATTAACATCAACTGGCATAGCCTTTAG